ACCCATATAGAAACATTTCCGAATGATATAAGCATGTTTTATTATATTATTGGTTATAACCAATTATCATGGAATATTGAATATTCCAAACATGAAAAAATTTAAAAATGGTTATTTTATTATTTTTAAGTTTTATTTTTATAATAACTATGCCATTAATATTCTTATTAATTATTGATCAATCATTAAACAAGTAGAGGTCATATGAATACAAAAACCAAAAATAAAAAAATAAATAGTTTTTTAAATGTTTTTAATGAAAATAAAAAGTTATTAAAAAATCATAATGAAATAGTTGATTTGCTTTTTAAAATTTCATTATTACTAAACCAAAAAAACAATCAAGCCGAAATTAAAATAATTTTAGACCGTTTTTTATTTGAAAGTTTAAACAATAAATAAAAGCATTTAATTTTTTTATGAGCCGTTATTAATTAACGGCTTTTTTTGTTTACCGATTAATAAAAAATACTTGCATTTATATATTAATGTATGCGATACTAATATTATTATAAACAGATCGGAAAAAAAATGATAAACGCACCTATTAAAATGCCATTCATAACAGAACATAAAAGTGGCAAAATGGTCAACATGACGGCTATTAATACAAATCCATTAACTAATAAATTTTGTATGGCGATGTATAACTCTAAAAAGTCCACCATCTGCAAAAAATGTTTTGCTATTCGGAACATGAAACGATACAAAAATGCACAAAATACATATGAATATAATAGTGTTTTATTTTCTAAACCATTGGAAAAAAATCAAATTCCATTCATT